GTCGTCTGAGCATTAAGCTCGGACGTTAGATTTACATTAGGTACGCTTAGGTTAAATGCTGTTGCCATAAGTGTATCCTCCTATTTCTTTTGGAGGGAGCAGTAGTCGGTAACTGCTGACTGGGGCTATCGCCCCGAATTAACAACTTAGATCTTGCCGATCAAAGACCGGAAGGCTTCTTCGTCACTAATCCCGTCGAGTACAGTTTCCAACGATTTGATACTGCTCCCGTTTGAGCGAGCGTTTCCACTCGCTATTGGGGTTTGTATCGCTTTGCGGGATGCACTTGATGGGGCTGGGGTGACGACCTTCTCAACCTTCCGGTTAGGATCCTTGGGAGCGATTCCCAAGTCGTTTCCGGCCATTTGAGCGATCTTGAAAGGCTTATCGGCGGAATAGTAAAGTGGGTTATCCTGCTCCTTAAGAGCATTATCGATTTCCACCATCCGGCGCACTAACTGACTTTGCCTGTCGGTAGTGTCCGGATAAAAAGAGACTGCTTTCCGCTTCGAATCCTCGACTGACCTCTGGTAGCTTGCACGGGCTTCAACTTCTGCTTCCTTAGCGGATTCCCGAAGTTGAGCCTGTTTCTCCCTTAGTCCGTCAAGAGTTTCGTCAAGATCCCCCAATTTTTCGAAGTCCAAGTCCTTAAGTGCCTGTTTTCGATCCGCTTTAACCCTTGCAACCTGAGCCTCTACTTCATCCAGTGAAGGCATTGACTGCTTTGTTTCTTCAACCTCTTCAGGCGCATTTCCCTTGATTCTGGCAAGTGCCTCGTCAAGTGACATATCAGGGTTTCTCGCCCTGAGCGCAATCGCCTTTCGTTCTACCTCTGACCAATTACCAATTCGCACCCGTTCGGGTAGGTTGCTTGGATCCTCGGTATCTTCAGACTCTTCTTCCTTGGTGGATTCTTCTTTTTTGGGTTCCTCCGGAACCGTCTCTTCTTTTACTTCTTCTGCTTCAGCCTTTACCTCGGCGGGTGGTTTTTCCTCCTTGGAGACGTCTAAATCTTTTAGGAGTTTTTCGTAGCCAACCGCATCAAGTGCATCCACGCTTAACGACGATTCAGCAGGATTCTCTTTTGGAGCCTCCCCTGAATTAGTTGTAGTGGCGTTAGGTTGCTCGGCTTGCGCCGGAGTCACTTCCGTTTCGTCCATAAATCGAAGTATGTAGGTTGTTGTCGTCCTGTCAACACCTATCTTAAAAAGATTTTATCGCCCACTCGTAAGGTATGTTTTTATCGTCATACGGCCTCCGGTACTCGTCCGGATCGGCATAGTCGAATGGTTGATCCACGGTATTGATAACGACCGCTTCTTTCGTCCCGCATGCCATGAAACCATGCCATAGGTTAGGGGGTATGGTAATCCTGTATGGGCTATTTTCACCTATGTAGTATGTCTCTGTTTTCCCTGTTTCCTCGTCGTAAATACCCACCTTTAGCGTCCCACTCACGCATACAAACTGATCCGTCTGCTTCTTATGAAAGTGCCACGCCTTCACTATGTTGGGATTGCATGTGGTCATATACACTTGCCCAAAACCGGTGAATCCATGCTCATCATTTCTGAGCATTTCCATCAGCCGGCCCCTACCGTCCTCGATAACCCTAAGAGGCGTCTTTAGGCACAGGCTCATTGTCTTGAGGGATTGAGTTATACTTAATAAAGGGGATCTGGCGTACCCTTAGATGTCCGGCAGTTTCCTCGCATTCAGGCACAAAATACGGTTCCCAAGCAAACAAGTTGCCCTGCGGATCTTTTTTAACGTGGTAGGCAGGAACACCTACAACTAATCCAATCTTAATCCCTGCCGGATACCATTTGTTCCAACAAAGGAATAGGTCTTGTGTACCATGTCCGGCATACCCAATAAAGTTACTCAACGTCAGTGCCTTCTTGGAGAGGAGGGTACAACCGTTCCCGCACCAATCGGTAGGGAGAACTGCACCCTGAACGGCAGATCCGGCGTAAGCCTGATCCAACCAACCACGCTTTCTCCATTTTTTTGCGTTTAGGGCAAATACGTTCGCTTTTGGTGGAGATGCCTTAAGTTTTTTATGTAATTCTTCCATCTCCTTAATCATATCCTTGGGGGGATTCTTTCTCTTTAAGGCGTAGGCATTCAACTTCTTAGACATCGCTTTAATCTTTTTGGATAACTCTATTCCACCCGCCTTTTCACTCGGTAGGTAATCTTCAGCAATATGATTATGAGGAGTACCCCTTCCGCACAAGAAGGATCCGTTGAAGTACGTCGAACAAGATACCTCGTATCGTGGTGATGACGGATAATTGAGTGCCCATATAAGCGAGTCTAGGGAGTCAGGGTGAACAATTACGTCCGATTCAACAATCCAGCAAAAGTCGTAGTTACCATCCCTAGCTTTATCAAATCCTGCTCCAAGAAGTCTCGCAATTATTATTTGCGCTTTCTCCTTGTAAGGCACGGCCCCGCTATCGCATACATCCACTTGAACCTCTTTTATGTTTAGGTTACCCATTCTAGGAAGCGTCATTAACTTCCCCATAACGGAAGAACTTTTATCGGTGCAAATATATAAATCAGCACTTCTTCCCTTGAGTGCCACGGATATTGCTACAACGCATTCCTCGATTGCGTAAGAGTAAGACAAAGTACACGGAATAACTATTGAGATCCTATTCATAACACTTAATAGCTAGTGATTCCAATAATCCGCAACTAGGTTTGACTGCTGAAACGCTAGGGGGGGTCTGTCTGAATCACCCGCCCCTTGATAGTCGAAAGAACCAATTCCATGTTGCGCTGGCCCCAAAAGATAGTTCCCTTCATTTGCATAAACTGTTTTAGATTTTATGTTGCTATATTCATCTTTATAAGTTGCGGATCCTTGGTAACTCATGGGATCCCCAAACGGCCCCTTACTATACGACGGATACCCTGTATATGGTGCGTTAGAATGATAGTATATGTCCATTTTGCTTGTTGTCCGTGCGCTATAATCAAGTCTGCTTACAAGTGAATCTGTTCCAAACTTCCGTTTTTCGGCATTTCTAGGTTGTTTATACGTATGAAATGCTACTGTGTTATTTGCTGTTTTTGCTGTCTGAAAGAAGTCCTTGTTTGCAACATGCGCTATATCAACGCATGTCCCGTCAAAGCATTTGTAGTAATTTACACTTAGGTAAGTTGAAAGATCTGTCGGATCTTTATACATAGAATTTGGATTGGTGTAGTAATATCCGGCCTTACTTGTATCGTATGCTTGGGCTAGCCAACCTATATTTACCGGCAATTTTGCAAGCGTTCTTCCGGCTTCATTCCTTCCCCAATAATAATGCGTGTTGAATCCGAAGTTTTCATCCACAATAGCGGACTCTCCCCCTCCAACCGCAGGGAATGGATGATCTACGTATGTTGTTTTGATCCATTCATTATTAGATATTGTAGTTCCGTTTTTTGTGTATTCTAGTTTTGCAAACCCAACATAATTTTCACCAGTTTTGACTGACCACAAGACAGATATTAATGTTTTTGTTCGAGTATCTACGATTGGTGGTAAGTTATAATTTTTATAAGAAGAAAAAAATTCGGTGACTGTTGTTGTCTTATACACACCTTCAGGATACTGATATGAACCCATTATTGCCGGCTCACCTCGTTGTGTCGTTCTTCCATTTACATTTTGAGTAAATGTTGCCCGAATAAAGGAAACAGGAATAGTTGTCGTTGTTTCAAATTCTTTATCCTCTGTTGCTACACCGTTTATTCCAGCAAGAGACAAGATTGGCCTATCTTGATCAAACGAATACATTTTATCTCTGAATCCGTAAAACCCAACTCCAATCTTGTCTAGGAGTGACTCATATCTAATTTCCCCATAGTAGTCATTACCGTTTGGAACCCATAAGAAGTTTTTTGGTTGTGTTTCTGGACGATAATAAGGCCCAGCATCACCAAGATCGATTATTCCATAAACCGTACCAATTGTCGTTTTGAGTTCTGTCTTGTCGAGAATCGTGTATCCTGTTGTCGTCTTGCTTCCACTGTAAGTTGGGATGCCTGTGTAATATCCGTTAGCTAGCTGTCTGCCACTAACTGTGCCATAAAGATTTCTCCCGAAATATGTTTCATACGGCCAATTTTCTTTTCCACACTTAAACTCGTTCACATCGACAACGCTTGTAGATGTAGAGCTTGATTTCCATATATACCCACCTCCTGCTTGTGGTTGTTGGTATATGAATTTTCCTTTTTCTACATGCGTTACCCAGTGTGTCCGTCCCTGCCCAATGATATTCTTATATTTTGTTGTTGCAGAACCAAAGGTTGTAAGAGGACTAAATGGAGGGCCATTTATTGTGCCACAATAACTTCGTGTTGTACTATATGTTATCGCAACGCCATTTATGTCCTTTTTGACAATATCTATACCTTGCTCAAATGCGCCTGTCTCCTGTCCGGTAACGTGTTGCTGTCTGAACCAGTCGTAATATGCGAGATAATAGCTGTCTCCAAAAGAAAGATTACCCCATACCCTTATGCTTTCCGGCCATGTGAAATAAGGCATGACGTTTAACGTTATCCTGTTCGACCGCTAAAGTAGTTCCACGAATAAAACAACTCCGGCGGATACGTTAAAAGATTCCTTACCCATATGGGCCATGCTCCAACTGATGAAGATACTAGCCGAGATGGGTTTCCTTCGGTTATTTTAACAAGTGCAACATAAAGGTTTTCAGGAGCCTGACCCTTAGCCCATTCTTGAGGCTTTCCGTCCGGTGGGCCTACTTCAAGTATTGCGGATTTTACGACTCCATTTGTACTCGTACATCTAGCTATAATAGTGCAATTCCTTAGTTTTGTTCCAAAACTAAAGAGATTTGTAGGAATTATTCCATTTATAGTTCCAGCGGTTACGCCTATTCCGTTAGTTCTGCTTGTTATCGAAAATGGGTCTTGGTTAAGGTTTGTTGTACCAAACGAAAATCTCTTATTTGGAGACTTGAAAGATCCGTCCGTACCAGAAAATACTCTAGGCTGGGTATTCTTTAATAGGCTTGCCGATTTCTCTAATTCCTGACGTTGCCGTTGAAGATCGTCTTGGATTCTCCGTATGTCATCGCTCATTTCTTTACCTCATTTTGCAGGACTCGCATCGCAGAAGCCTCATCCTCATCCATCATTCGGGACAATGCCTTTAATTGTCGGTACTTCTCTAAGTTAATCATGACAGTGTTAAGGTCTTTTTCCTCGTCCAAAATCCCTTGTGCCAGTCCTGCCGTAATCCCGCCTAGTCTCCTTACCCAGTAACGTTGAAACGACTGATTTTGCCTAAGTGCCTTAATGTCGGCTATCGTTTCCTGCGCTACTGTTATCGACCGATCCCGTGCCTCGTTCTTATCCATTCGGATTCTGTTGCACTTGAGAAGGATCTAAAGGGGTTATGATCGTCTCCGCATCAGCAATTTGAAGAGCTTTTAGCATTTGAATGTAAAGGCTTGCTACCTTCTGCTGAATAACCGGTGGATATGCGTAGAATTGCTGAACTAGGTTAGCCCCTTGGGTAGAAGATTGTAGGATCTGCTCGCCACGATACCGTGTCAGAAGCAGTCGAACATCCATATCCAAGTTAGCAACCTCCTCCGGCGTGATGGATCCGATTTGAGCCTTGTCTCCTTCCAGATAAGTGAACACCTCCTTGGAGTCCATATTTCTGAAAATCAATTTCACTAACCGGTCTAGGACTAGCTGAACCCCTTGTTCCAAGTGGGATAGGTACAAGGCAAACATTTCCTGACCTGATTTCTCGATGTTGCGTATGCCAGTGGCTAGCTTGGCTGGCTCAAGTCCTGCGAACTGCTGATCTCCGGCATTCACTACCCCTGATTCGAGTTGCACAACCTGAAGGAAGAACTCAACCATCTTAAATAGGTATTCGCTCTTCACTTCAGGAAGGGCCACGTACTCAAGGGCATCTTTAGGCGTCTTGCCGTGTGCCAGTGTGTAAGTACCACCGTTATTGAGAACAAGGTGAGGATTAGACCTACCCTCCAACGTGGCGTCTGGTTGCCAGAACGTAACACGTCCGGATCCTCCCTGTGCAAAAGAGATCCGGTTAATCGTCAAATCTACAAAGTTTTGGCTTGGCTCGAACATCTCAACTGACCCGATCCCGTACCAACGACCGTCCACCGGATTGCACCTGATTACGGTAAATGGACGCCTACCATCAGGAGTAAGGTTTGCGGTATAGTCGTAGAACAAGGCCCGACGGTTCTTAACATCAACTAGAACCATGATTTCCTCTAGGATCCCGTCTCCGTCTGCGTCGTAAGTCATATAAACTTCAGCAACCTCTACCAAAGGGTTCTCAGTGTTCGGAGCTTGTGTTGTCTCACCACGCTCGATTTTAGCCTGACTAATGCCGGCTTTAGGTTCTCCGGATTCACCGGCAAGCGACCGAATTAGCTCAAT